GTCTGGACCCTTCTTCAAAGTCCGACTGTCTATAGTAGCTAGGGATTGCGCATCCTGTTGCAGCATCTCGATACCGAGGGCCGTGATGTCCTGCGCCCCCGACTTCTGGCCACGGGTCATCAAGGCGTACCCGCCGCCACTGTACCCCCCATTCGCCTGCGCAGCCTGTTCCACCAGAGCGGATTTAGTCACGCCGTACGAGTCGCCGGTCACAGTCATGATGTCAGTCAGAGTCACGCCATTGTTCAAGGCGTACGATTTGTTCGCAGCAGCTTGCAGCTTCAGACGGCGGGTGTTCTCCTCCTCGACCAGCGAGAAGTACTGCCCGGGGCTGATCTGGTGTTTCTGCTGCGCCTCATTCAGGTTCTGAATAAAGGAGGCCATTGGGAACTTCTGGTTCAACTCGTTCGGATCGTTCACTGCCCGTACGCCAGACACGTACCCGTACACAGCAACGCTCTCATCCGCTGCACGGGTTTCGTACGCACGTTGAGATGCAGCCATGATCTGGGTTTGGGTTTGGGTAGGGAGCTTCTTGAACTGCTCAGTGCCTTGGAAGTATGTGCTCACACCTTCTACTGCGGCAGCGGATCGAGCGGCACCCAGCGCCTGCGTGGCGTAGTCTGAGAATGCGCCGTCCTTCTGAGCCACGCTGAGCGTATCATCGGTGTAGATGCGAGAGATATGGGAAGTCATGTTCCCCAGAGCTTGCAGAGGGTTCCCCGCCTCGTCCGCAGCCTGAAAGATTGCGATACTGGCAGATCCCTCAGCCGCGATGGCTTGGCTCTTCATGTACTGAGCACGTTCCAGATTCTTGGTCTGGTACAGGTCAGCAGCAGTGCTGCGGGTGCTCTGCACGCCGGTAAGCCATGCCTGCCAATCCCTGCTGTTCAGGTCCATGCCTTGAGAGCCCGCGGTGGTCAGTAGGGCGTCAGTGCTCTGCTGTACGTACTTCGAGAACTCGTCGGGGGATTTCCCTGCGTTCACGTACTCCACAGCCTTCTCTTGCAGGCCGAGCTGGAACTTAGCCAGATCGGTACCCACTTGGGCGCGGTTGTATCCTTCTTCGTAATCCTGCTGCATATTCCCATGCACTTCTGCACGGGCTTTACCCAGCACGTTGTCCTGTTGGCCGACTAAGTACGCCTCGGCCTTGGCTTTCTCTTCCATAGCTTGGGATGCACGAGCACCCCGCTGCACTAGGTTACCCCAGAACGCGGAGCTGTCCGGCACGTCAGTACGTTGGAACTGCTGCATCTGAGCCCGCGCAACTCCGGGGGCTTGGTAGCCCGTGAGGGCTGGCGAGTCGATGCTTCCTCGCACGTCTTGACGTACCGGCATGGTGCCTCCTTAATTGTCTAGGCCCTGATTGCGGCCGGTGCCTGAACCGAAGAAAGCTCCGGTCTTGGCCTTATTCTCAAACAAGCTGGTGCCGATGCTGGCCATAGTCTGACCGAGGATCGCGCCCCATTGGTTAGGACTGTCGGGCGGTTTAGGGACGAACTGCACACCGTCCGCCACTGCCTGCGCCTGCGCGTTCAGACTTTCATCTGAGAGCTGCGCGTTGTACAGGAGAGCGTTCTGTGCTTGGTCCACCTTCAGATCCACGTCGAGTAGGTTCTGCTCCACACTGGCCCCAAGGGTATCGGAGGCAGCGGCTTGTAGCCCACGTTCGGACTGGACTACCAACCCGCGTTGTTTGGTGCTGTACAGCGCCTCTTGCACCTGTGAGGTGAGAGCGGACTTCTGTAGGTTGATCTGGTTGAACGACTTAGCCGATTGAGCAGCCACCTGTTTGTTGTACGCGTCCACTTGCATCTGCTTGGTCTTCGCGTCAATCTTGGCGACCTTAGCCGCCCCGATTGCTTGGTTGGCTTGAATAGCCGCACCGATGAGCATCCACCACATTGGCTATTCCTCCTAGGCCTAGGCCCGCCGTCTGGTTTGATGAAACTGCATCACGAACTCGCAGGTAAGGATACCCATGTCGTGCTCCCCGTCGCACGCGAACGTGCTTGTAGTATCTTGGGCGATAGCCCTCACCGGGACAACAACATGCGCGACCTTAGCCCTTGTGGGCGTGTCTGGCAGGAGGTCCTCTGAGGAGTACGTCAGGCCGTTGTACGTACCATCTTGCAGCTCCTCCGAGTTCCGCAGGATCACTGCTTGGAACTCACCTACGTTCTGCATGCTAAGCTCCCAGCGAATCAGCGTGGCTGTGGCCGTGCCGATCACCACCCCGTTCGTATCCCTAAGGAGGGGCGGGGTAGGGGAGAGAGCAGACCGGTATCGTAACCCGGCCACGTAAGTACCGTTCGGAACGTTCCGCACCACTGTGGCTACCCACGTAGTTGTGTTCACGTTCTCTACACCAACCCACTCGCCGGCCATAGGGCCAGTGCCGTACGTGACTAGCATTTCAGCACCTGCTAGTAGAGCAGAGCGCAGAGCCGCTGGTACCACGAACGTGTTGGAGGTAATGGTAACGGCAGAGTACAGGTCAGAGAATGGGCGGCGGAGGCCGCTAAAGGTGTCCCCAGCTTGCGGCTCTACGCTCGCGAGGTACAAAGCACCGTCGATCACGAGTCCGATGAAGATAGTGTCTCGGACGAACCAAGTACAGGCCACAGGCGCCGGAGCAGTCCATTGGTGCCACGCCGCTTGGATCTTCTTATCCTCAGACCACAGATACTCCTGAATGAACAGGGACCGAGAGTCTCCAGAGCCAAGTAGCGCCACGCTGTTACTGGTGGTGCTGGCAGTGGCTTGTCGGATTTCCCCGGGGATGTAGTTCGGGATATGAGCACTCACGTCGTTAGTAGTGTACTGGGAGTCCGTGGTGTTGCTTGGGACTAGTTCCAGAATGCTGGCGAAGTTCTCGGATCGCGGGGCGAAGTACAGCAGGGAACGGCCCGCCACAATAGGCGTGGTGCGCCCGGTGGTGGCGTACGCGCTGGTGATAACCACCTGCGCAGTCGTAGGGCTGATAACAGTGTTCCCGGAAGGTACTGCGGCTTGGCACGACTTGCTGAACAGCAACAGGTCCTTGTTGAACTGTACACAGTGCGTGAAGTTCGTACTAGTCTGGGCACCGGAGTAGATGTAGATCGGGTCAGCAACTAGCAGCTCCGTCACCGTGCTGCGGTACCAGCGCAGGGGTTTACCTGCGGCGCTCATGCACACATCAGGGCCGGACAGGATCACTAACCGACCTTGGAACACACCGAACCCAGTGATAGGTTTGGTGAGGAAGGGCGGGTCCTCGTTTGAGTCGTCGCTACCTGCAAGGCGCCCCTCGTAAGCGGGCGTTTCCACGGTGTACAGGCCATCCAAAGACACCCGGAGGGGCATACCAGTCATCCCAGTAGCAGAGCCGTAAGCACCTGACTCCAGCCACGAGTTCGTGGTTAATTGATCATACCGGTACCACACAGCGGTCTTGGGGTTGCTCCCCACGGACATAAGCATGCCGTTCGCCTGCGGCGGTAGTCGCTTAGGCAGATCAGATACCTGAGCCACACGGGAAGCGTTGCTGACCACCATGTACGAGCTACCAGAGTCGCTGGTAACGGAGAGCGTGCTGGTGGTGCTCTCGACGTACACGTACGAACCGGTGCTGTGCACTGCCAGCACGCCGGGGGCGGCTGCTGCAAGAGAGAGAGCCAGTTGTTGGGCGATGTAGTCAGGAGTAGTCAGCGCGGCATCCCCCGGGGCGGAGCCGTTCGGGGCAGTGTACGTCCCTGTGTAAGGCACACCTGCTACCGTGGCGGTGACGTTGTACTGTTTACTGAACTGCCCAGCGGGGACGAAGAAGTACCCTGTCTTGGTTGGGTCCAAGGTACCAGCGGTGCTCACTACCTTAGCAGGCTGCACGCTGGTGTTGCAGATGTACAGGTACCCGCGCAAAGTGGCTACTTGGATAACGCTAGCATCGGCTCCTAGCAAGTACGTGTACGCCGCCGACGAGATGAATGCAAGGTTTGAATTCAACAGGGACAGGGTGCCGTTCTCGGTATTAATAATGACGTGGGCAGAGGAATCCCCTACGTCCACAGACAGTGCGAACACCCTGTTACTCTGAACCGGGGTAGGGTACACCAGCGCTGTGGACAGGAGGCGCATACCCGGGCGCCGACGCATACCGCGCACAGCGTCCGAGAGCATGTTGGTCTGTAAAGAGACCTGACCGTCTAACCGCTCGCGGGGCACCTGTTGAGATACGCCTTGGATGATGCTCTTGAGCGCCCCATCAAGGGCGGAGTTAGAAGCCATGTTGCCTCCTTAGTTGCCCTTCAGGGCGTTTCGCATGCGCTGCCACGGCCGACGCTGGCGCGTGCTGTGCCGCTTGTTCCGCATGTGCAGGGTTTCAAGGGTAGTCTGATTATCCTTCTCGTTCTTCTCCATGTTCAGCGAGGCGCTATCCACGCCTAGATCACCAACGTACACGGCGCGGTTTGCGCGCTGCATCACGACGTTCGCTGCGCACTCGGGCAGGTCTTCGAAATCCATGTCGTACGTGATCTGCATGCTCTTGGCTTCAGTGAAGAACTGGGTGTTGTTATCCAGATCGAACAACATACCACCCCGTGGGATGTACATCTCCCCACAGTACCCGAGTACACTCAGGGCGTTCACAGGGTACTCCATCTCGCCGGTATTCGACGGATACATAGTAGCCTGCGCTGTATTAAACCACCAGCCTCTCTCAAGAAGTTCAGTCTTCTTCATGGCGATGGTACTGCGAATTAGGTCCACCGTAGGGTGGCGCACCGTTGTACTGGTGACACGCGCCTCACCCAGCGAGGACAAGCAGGTGTTGATTGCGTCTAGCAGGGTCATTTACGTGCCTCCAGAAACGATGAAAGGCCCGCCCCGAAGGGCAGGCCAGATTGGTATTACACGCCCGGCAACAGACGCACGGCGAACGCAGTGTCAGGACGACGCTGACCGATGGTGTACATGCCGAAGGAATCCAGCACGTTCGCGAAGTTCAGATCGTCGTTCCAGAACTTCGATTCCACAGCCTTGGCCTCAACGGTCACGAGGGTCATGTCAGGATGGTACACCAGCATCTCGCAGGCGATATCGTTCGCATCCACGTTGAACGCAGGGCCCAGTACGTGATCCGTGATTACCGCAGTTGGGAAGCGTGGGGTTTCGACGATACGAGTACCGTTCAAGAACGCAACACGACGCTGAGCGAAGTTGGCGTTACCATCGGAGTACTGCACGTTCACCAGCTTCTCGTGATGCAGGAGCAGGCCGAACACACGAGGACTCACCAAGGTGATGAACTCGTTCAGGGAACCGCCGAGGTCGCGGGTAATCAGGACCTCAACACCACGGGAGTGCGCATCGACGATAGCATCAGCGGATGCTTCTGGATCGTTGGTTACCAGCTGGGCGGTCTGCTCAAAACCGTCGTAGAAGGCCGGTTTGAGGTGCGCTGGGGCGATCCAAGTACGGGACTTCTGGATCTGGATGATGTGCGCTTGGTCGAACAACTTGGCGTGCTGGGTGCCGTGGTTCTTGCCGATAGCAGGCAGGAAGTCAGGCGCGGTCCAGTCGTCTTGGTAGTCGATTGGGGTACGAGCGTACGTCACGGTGTCAACGGTGATCACCAGCTTGTCGTTGCGTACCGGGGTCGATTCCAACGCTTCTCCGGACTTACGACCCTTGATTACCACGGTACCCAGACGATCAATACGGGCGGTGTTAGAGCGGTCGCTCACCGAGATGAAGGTGCTGTTCGAGCGGAAGAAAGCGTTGTACTGGAACGCGGTGTCCAGAGCGCCGTCGAAGACCTCCAAGTGGATGTCAGCATCCGAGTTAGGACCACCCCAATGAGGTTTGGTCAGGTTCGGAACATACGGGGTATCAGCCATAAAGGTTACTCCTTAAATTAATTAATTACTTGCCCAAGCTACGACCGATACGGCGCAGCTCAAGTAGTTTAGCGTAGTTCTGCGCGTAGTCACGGGACGAGCTGTTCAGCTTGCTCATAGCGAGTTGCAGCTCTTTGGCTGACAAACCCGCTGCGTCGGCTGCGCCGGAACCGGCAACCACACGACCACCTACCGCCGGGATAACCCCGCTGTTCTTAGCGAAGTCGACAACCAGTGCAGCAGCCTCCTTAACAGAGGCGGCGTCACCAGAATCGAACATCATCTGGATAGCCTTTTGCAGACCCGGTTGGGCGTGTTGCTTGTACACAGCCAGAGAAGCATCCCACTTCTGCTTGTCACCCGCAGTGGAGTACACAGCGTCGACCAGCTTCTGCCGCTCGATACCGGTCTGCTCTACTACAGCCTCGGCAATCTGCTTGGCTTCTTCCCAACGATCTTTGAAGCGCTCCTTCAGGAAGGCATCGTCGATCAGGGCGGCATCACCGTACTCCAACGCGTTCTTAGTTGCACGCTGGAGATCCTCGTCAGAGGCACCGGTACTACGCACGAATGAGCTTACAGCTACATCCAGCGCTTTGTTACCGGTGTTGATGTCGGTTGCAGGTTTCAGAGGGTCAGCAGCCGGTTCAGCGGGCGTCTGCACATTCGGGGCGGACGGAACGGCTGGATCAGCTGTTGGTGCAGGGTGCTTGGCTTGTACTGCGGCGAGGATATCAGCGAGCGTAGGCTCTTGACCCTGCTTGTTCAGCTCAGTATCAGGCAGACCAGTCGTAACGAGCGGCGTGCCGAACTCGTTCGTCTGAACGCCCGGGTTGAGTGCATCAGGCATTAAAGT